CGCATCGAGATTGCTGCATCGAGTGCACGCGCCAGCAAGGTAAGACTCTTATCGTTGTTCTGCTGATCTTGTGGTGTCTATTCAGGCGCGGCGAGCGGATCGTCTACACAGCGCAGCGCTGGTCGACCGCTTCGGACGTGTTCGACCGGGTGTTGACGGTGATCGACCGAGTTCCATCATTGAAGCGGCGGCTGGCCGATAAACCATCGAAGGCCGGCAACCGGGGCGTTATCAAGCTGGTGAACGGCGCCAAGTGTGAGTTCGGGCCGCGCTCACAGGATTTCGGCCGCGGTTATACCGAGGTTGACCGGGTCATTCACGACGAGTCGTATGATGTCGATCCGGCGCAGGACGCCAACCTTACAGGTGCGCAGTCTGCAGCGCTTAATCCTCAGACGGTTTACGTGTCGACGCCACCGGTGGCTGATGTGCACCCGAATTCGAAGGTTCTTGCGGGTTTGCATCGTCTCGGGTTGGCGAAGGCCCCAGATCTGTATTACGCGCTGTTCGCGGCGCCGCGGGATTTGGAGCGTGCCGATCCGCAGGCGTGGCAGTTGGCGCAGCCGTCCTACGGTATAGCGACTAACGAGCGGGAGATCCGTTCGAAGCTGCAGAAGGCCAAGACTGCCGCTCAACGCGCTATTTTCGACGCGGACTATCTCGGCTGGGGCGACTACCCGCCGGACGAGTCGGAGCTGCAGGCGCTGATCGACGCCGATCTGTGGGGGTCGCAGCGCATGACCGGCCCTGTGGAGCTGGTGGGGGCGGCCGCGGTGGCACTGCATCGGGCCCAGGACGGTGTGTGGCTCGTCGCGTCGGCGCAGCGCACATCGGAGGGCCGGGTGCATGTGGAGCTCGGGCCTTATGAGCTGGGGTCGAACCTGGCAGTTGTCGACAAGGTTGTGCAGATCGTCGCCGCGTGGGACCCCGTCTCGGTGGCGATGGATTCCAAGGGCGCGGCCGCGGCTCTGGTTCCGCATCTTGTCGGCGCCGGCGTCGAGCCGACACTGACTAACACCTCAGAATATGCGTTGGCGTGCGGAACGATCCTCGACGACGCTCAGGCCGGCCACTTGTCCCATTCGGGACAACAGCTGTTAGCTGATGCGGTGGCTTCACTGGCCAAGCGGGACCTGCCGGGAGGCGGATTCGCGTGGGAAGAGACCACAGTCACCGCGCCATGGAAGGCTGTGACGCTCGCGCACTGGGCTCTTCTGCAGTTCGGGCGCCAAAAGACGCGCAAGCCGCGTGCCGCGCCTGTGGCGATCACGTCCATCGGGCGTGACTCGCTGGAGTTGGACGTGATGAGCATGGCCATGTGACGTGGAAAGGAGTGGCGTGGCGACCAGAAAAGCCGCTCCTGTGGCCGAAATGGGCTATGTACAGGCCTTCCCGGGCATGCTGGCCGCGTTTTCGCAGTGGGACTGGTTCGAGGAGAACCCGGAGCTTCTGTGGCCGGCGTCGGTTCGGACTTTTACCCGGATGCCGCGGGAGGATTCCCGCTTAGCGTCGCTTTTGCGCGCTGTCGGTTTACCGATCCGGCGCACGGAGTGGTCGATCGACCCGAACGGCGCCCGCGACGAGATTGTCGAGCATGTGGCCGGCGATTTAGGGCTCCCGATCCGTGGGGATGAGCAGAGCCGGCCGAAACCGCCGCTTCGGGACCGTTTTTCATGGTCGCAGCATCTTCAATGGGCGCTGAAGTTCCAACAGTTCGGGCACTCCGTGTTCGAGCGGATATACCAGGTCGACGACGCCGGCAGAGCGCATTTGGCGCGGATGTCGCCCCGGCCGTCGTCGACGATCGCGTTCTGGGACGTCGCGCTGAACGGGGACCTGTCAGGGCTGCAGCAATGGCCGGCCGGAACACTAGGCTGGACGGGCGGCGTTTTCCCCGCCAGCCTTGGCGGAACGAAGATGATCCCAGGTAACCGGCTGCTGGTGTATGTGCACGACCAGGACCCCGGGGTGTGGGTCGGCAACAGCATCATCCGCCCCGCATATGGGAACTGGCGCTACAAGGTGGAGCTGCAGCGCATCGAGGTGATCGCCGCGCGGCGCCACGGGGTGGGCACACCCAAGATCAAGGTGTCTGAGGAAGAGTCCGAGGATCAGGATCGCCTGGACTTTTACGGGCAGATCGCCCGCGACTGGCGTTCGGGGTCCGATTCTGGTGTCGCGTTGCCGTTCGGCACCGACGCCGAGATCATGGGCGTCACCGGCACATTGCCTGGTGATCTGATCCGGCGAGGCATCGAATGGCACGACAAGCAGATGGGAATCGTCTGTTTGGCTCATTTCCTCAACCTGGACAGCGGCGGCAGCTATGCGCTTGCGTCGGTGCTGACTGATCCGTTCGTGGATGCGGAGAACGCCGAGGCGCAGATGATCCGCGACGCCGCGCAAGCCGGCATCGTCGAGGACATCGTCCAGGTGAATTGGGGCCGCGATGAGCAGCCGCCGATGCTGGCCTTTGAGGAGATCGGTTCGCGGCAGGAGGCCACCGCGGCGGCGTTGCAGCTGCTGGTCACGGCCGGGCTGCTGACCCCGGACCGCCGCCTAGAGGCGTTCGAACGACAAACCCTCGGCCTGCCGGCGCCCGACCCTGATTCGCGTGAACCCGACCCCGACGCCGGCGGCGCGCCGGCTCAGCCGGCGCAGCCCGGGCAGCCGTCGGTGGAGGCCGCGCCGTCGGCCGCCCAGGACGGCCCCACCAACCGGCGGCGCAGCCGTTTGACTATTCAACCGGATGGAGCTTTGACGCTGTGGTGATGACACGACCAGCCGCGGCTGACCGCCGCCGCTGGTACCAGATCAACAACTCGGCGAAAGGCGACACCCCGCCGGAAATCCTGATCTTCGACGAGATCGATTCATGGTTCGGGATTGCGGCCGCCGATTTCGTTCGGGACCTGGCCAAGATCGACGCGCCTGCGGTGACGGTGCGGATAAACTCGCCCGGCGGTGACGTGTTCGATTCCATCGCGATCCGCAACGCGCTGCGCGACCATCCTGCCTCGATCACTTCGATCGTCGAAGGCATCGCCGGGTCCAGTGCGAGCTTCATCGCCCTGGCCGGTGATGAGGTGGTGATGAACCGCAACAGTCAGATGATGCTGCACAACGCGTGGGCTGTCGCTATCGGCGACGCGGACGCGATGGCGAAAACCGCGGCGATGCTGGGCAAGCAGAATGCGAACATCGCCGCTATGTACGCCGAGAAAGCCGGCGGGACGGTCGAGGACTGGCTGGCGGTGATGGCCGAGGAGACATGGCTCACCGATGAGGAGGCTGTGGCCGCCGGCCTGGCTGACCGTGTCGCCGAGACCGGGCAGGACGCTGCGCGGGCTGCTGCACGCTTCGATCTTTCTGTTTTCAACCATGCTGGTCGGGAGCACGCCCCCCCGCCGCGCATCCCGTCGCTGCTCAACAAGTCTCCTCAGCCGAAGGCCGAGGTCAACGAGAATAAGGAGGGCCATGTGGCTACCTTGAAGGAAGGCCTCGCGCAGAAGCTCGGTGTCGCCGCCGACGCCGACGACGAGACCGTTTTGACGGCACTCGACGAGGCCCTCGCCGAACGAGCCGAAACTCCACCCGCATCCTCTGCTGCCCCGGCCGCGGAGCCGACGGTGGAGCAGGCCACACAGATCGCCGCGAAGTTCGGGCTCGCGGTCGTCGACAGGGCCAACTACGACAAGCTCGTCTCCGACGTGCATATCCTCAACCAGCAGCGCGCCGCAGCCGAACTGGCAAGCGACGAAACTGCTGTCGATGCGGCGATCAGGGAGGGACGCATCGCCCCCGCCTCCCGGGATAGCTTCCTGACCTATATGCGCGCCGACCGGGCCGGCGCCCGCAACGCGCTGGCGTCGATCGCCCCCAACACGATCCCGGTGACCGAAATCGGGCACGCGGTGGGCAGCGAAGACACCAGCGTCGACCCGCCCCTCGAGCACATGTTCAACAAGATCGTCGGCCGCACCGCCGGGAAGGAATCCTGACCATGGGTAACTACGCACCCAACTACGCCCCCGCTTTCCGGCGCACCTACACCGCGTCCGCGACGATCACCGGCGGCCAGCTCGTCGCGATCTCTGGGAACTACACCGTTGCACCCACGTCGGGTGCTACCGCCGCGTGGGTGGGGGTGGCCGAATACGACGCCGCCAGCGGTGCCGAGGTGACCGTCCTGCAGGTCGGTGAGCAACTTTTGATCGCCAGCGGCTCCATCACAGCCGGCGACCTGGTGATCCCGGCAGCCAGCGGGGCGGTCGCAGACCTCGGCGGCACCCCTTCGGCGACGCTCGACACGCAGATCGTCGGTGTGGCCCTGGCGTCGGCCACCAACGGCCAAACCGTCCCCGTCCTCCTCAAGTAGCAAAAAGCCCGCGCAACCCCGCCTGAAACCGGCTCGGGCGGGGTTTTTTATACCCGAAAACGCTGCGCAGGCAGCCCTTTTCAGAAAGTAGGGTCTAAATGGCCACCCAGATCGGTTTCCCGCCCGCAGCGCCCACGCTTTCGGGTGACCTGTTAACAATCTCGCGGTTCCTCAACGACCCCCTGTATGTGATGAGGGCGTTGAGGACCCTGGCCGAGCAGATGTTCGTGTCCAATAAGCTGCTCACCGGGCAGTACTTCACCCAATCAGGCGCGGTGCTCTACGAGCAGTCGGAAACGATTTACGCCGACCGGGTCCCCCAGGCCGTGGCACCCGGTGGGGAATACCCCAAGACGACGATCAGCCTAGGCGCCGCGCAGCTCGCCAACACCGTCAAGTGGGGCGAGGACGCCGAGGTCACCGACGAAGCCGTCAACCGGTTCAAGATCGACGCCGTCCGCCGGACGTTCATCAAGCTGGCCAACTCGCTGGTGCAGAACATCGACTCGGTCGCCATGTCTGCGATCTACTCCCAGATCAACTCAGGCAACACCACTGCGGCGATCGCATCGTGGACCGGCTCCGGGTCGACCCCGAACATCATGCGCGATGTCGCGCTGGCGGTGCAGAACATCCTCGCGTTCAAGCAGGGATACCAACCCGACGCGGTCGTGCTGGATCTGCCGCTGTGGGCTTACGTGATCTCAGACCCCACCGTGTTGGTGGCGCTGTCCCGTGAGCAGCCCGGCATCCAGCAATCGCCGGTGATGACAGGCTACGAAAACAGCGTCGTCAAATCGTTCCGGCTCGCCGGGATGACCTGGTACACGTCACCCAACGTGCCCGTCACCGGCGACGCGCTCGTGTTGGACACCACCCTGTATGGTGCGTTCGTCGACGAGACACTGCCGGCGCCCGGCTATGTCGCCTCACCGGATGACGATGGCTGGAAGATCCAAACGAAGACGATCCGTGAGGACAAGGTCGACCAGTGGCTGCTGCGGGCCCGCCGCACCACCGTCCCGATCGTGCAGGAGCCCCGCGCTGCGTGGCTGATCACCTCAGCGGGCGCCTGATGGCCTACCGCGTCCGATCGGCGCTGGTCTGCGCCCCCGACCCCGCCGGGAAAATTAGATACCACTACCAGGGCGCGGTCATCCCGTGGCTGTCCGACGACCGGGCCGCGCATCTGCTGCGGCTGGGCATGGTGGAGCAAACCGGGACCGATTTCACCCCGGAAACCGATGCCGGCTACGGGGTGAAACCCAAACGCACCGCGACACAAGCCGTGTGGGCCGAGTATGCGGTGTCTCAGGGCGCCGACCCTGACGAGGCCAAGGGGTTGACCCGCGACGAGCTGGTTGAGCTGTACAGCGAGAAATAGTCCCCGATGGGCATGTGGAAATCGCTGCTTTCGATCAGCCCGCCGCCGCCTCCGCCGCCGAGCCAAGCAGGCACATGCATCAGGTGCGGCGCTGACGCGGTCGGCAACGCGCAGCTGTACTGCAACGAGCACAAGCCGCTCTATGTTCAGAGGTTCGATTGACTCCGTTCCTGGACATCACCGACTTCGCAGCCCGGTTCATGCGACCGTTGACAGCGGCGGAAACGTTGGTGGCGACCGACCTGTTGGCCGTCGCCTCTGATTGGATCTATGGCAGGCTGCCGACGATCGCGCAAACCGACCCGGCCGCGCGCACAGTGGTGTTCGAGGTGGTTCGCGACGCGATCATCTACGGGCCGTTCGCCCGGCTGGAGTCGTTTCAGGACAGCACCGCGCACCGCACAGAGGCCGGCACACTGTCTCGGGATGTGGTGGAGGAGTTCATCACCGACCGCCATTGCCGTATTTTGGGGATCTCATTGAAAGCGATGCCGGTGGCCAACTTCCGGGCCGCCGTCAGCTGCACCTGGGGCGCCGACTACTGGGACCAGTGACATGCTTTTCGCGTTGGGCAATCAGATCATCGGGATCGTCTCCGAAGTTGATGTTCTCGACGGCAACGGGAACCCGATCCGCTCGGAGCTGATGGAACCCGAAACCGCCGAGCACACGGTGTGGAAGCAGAACTGCCTGTTGGAGGTTCAACTTTCCGCGATGCCCGGGCGGGTGGAGGACGTCACCGCGACGACCACCACAACCAAGCAGGTCGCGTGGGCGTTCTTTCCAGCCGACTCGGATTCATCGGGGATCACGCAATCCAACGTTCTGCGGCTGGTTGAGACCCTTCCATCGGGTGTGACGATCGCCGACCTGCCAGACGGTGTGACCATAACGACGATGCCCACCGGGGTTGTCGTCAAAGACTACGACGTGCGCGGCAACGGGGTAACCGAGGTCGACAAGTTCGGCGTCCCCGACTACGTGTTCTGCATGTGCGAGGCCCAAGGCGGCTGAACAATGGGCGACCCGTACGGCATCGGCACCGACCCCTATCCAGGGCTGGAGATCTCCCCAGAGACGGTGGCACGCGAGATCGAGGACTCCCCCGAGGTTCGGGACAGTTTGGAACGCCTCGGTGTCCAGGTCGCTGATTACGCCAAGTCGATCGCCCCGGTCTTCTCCCCGGACACATCGCACCGCAAAGAGCCCCCACCAGGGCGTGAGGTGGGTGAATACCGTGATTCGATCCACAACATCTGGGTGTCCACCTCCCGAGGTGTGCATCAGCGGGTGATCAGCGAGGACATGCTGGCGGCGTGGATCGAATACGGAACCGAGCACATGCCCGAATATGCAGTGTTCGCCCGCACCGCCGCGGCGTTCGGCGGCGACGGCCCCGTCTACCACGAAAGCCTGATCGAGGCACAGCAGCGGGTCCACGCCGAACGTGAGGAGCTTGACAGGGCCCGCCGCGAAGGCCGCAGCGGCCACGAAATCCTCGTCCAGCAGAAGAAACTGGACCAGGCGCGGATCGGACGCTCGGCCGTGTTCCGGGATGTGCGTCAACGCGCGTCGCGCGCCGGCCGGCAGGCGCGTTCGTGAGTGTATCCCGATCCTCGTGGCATCGTCACCCCGGGGTTCGCACCGGGACCGAACTGAGCATCGGTGAACGTCTGGCGGACAGGGTTGTCCACTTCATGGGCTCATGGGGTTTCGTGTTCTGGCAGACGCTGATCGTCGCGCTATGGGTAACTCTGAATGTTGTCGGCTGGTGCCATCATTGGGACGCGTACCCGTTCATCCTGTTGAACCTCGCCTTCTCGACGCAGGCCGCCTATGCGGCGCCGCTGATCCTGATCGCCTCGATCCGCAGCGACGCGCGCACATCCGAGGAGGCGCATTATGCGCGGGAGAACACCGAGTGCATCATCGCGCTGCTGAAATCGCTGGACGAGAAGTGAGCGTTCAGGCGTGAGTGCTCCGCTGTTCGGGTTCACTTTTCCGAATCCTCAGGCGTTCGTGCTGGCGTGGCTGGCACCGCTGGGGGCGTGCGGGTCGCGCCGCAACCCAGACGATCCGCTGCCGTTCCGAATGGTCACCACAATCACAGGCGAGGCCTGCGAATATTACGCGGATCCGGTGGTTTCGGTGCACACGTTCGGCGACGCCAGCGTCACCCAGGCCGACACCTACGCCAACCGTGAGGCCGACATAACCCATCGCCGGATGATGCTGCTCGCGGCCGATCCAACCCAGACGGTGACCGTCAACTCGGTCCCATACAACTGCAGCCACGTGCTTGTGAAAGAACTTCCAATCAAGGTGGATTACCGCGACACCACAGTCATCCGCTATGTAGCGCGCTACGAGCTGGGGTTCAGCCCCGTCCCAGTCACCTCCTAGAAAAGCCCGATATTCGCCGGACCGCCGGTTCATCGAAACAAGTTCGAAAGGGAAACAGATGTCCTCTCCTTTGCCGTCGACCGGCACCACCTGGTCAGCCTCCCCTGCCAGCGTTTTCCAGTGGAACCGGGTGCGCCGCGGTGGGCGCGTCCAGGTCCTGATCCGCGACTACGGTGGCGCCTCCACCAACCTCTCCCCAGCCGTTTTCGGCGGCCCGTTCGCCCAGGACGGCCAGATCCGCTCCGATCTGTTCGCGATGATCCCCTCACCGAGCCAGCCCGGCGTGTGGATTCCCAACCCCACCACTAACCAGGGCTTCTACCTGCTCGGCTCGCTCGACCCCAAGGGCGTCGACTTCAACCCTGACCTGACTGTCGACAAGTTGGAATCGCTGCAGTCCTACGAGACAGTGCGCTCCGACATTCAGAAAGAAATGTCCAGCCTTTCATTCACTGCGATCGAGTCAACCCCAGTTATCGACGTCTTGGACTTCAACCTTCCGCTTTCGTCGATGCTCACCGCAGGCCAAGCCGGCTACTTCCTTGGAAAACCCGCCGAGGCCAACCTGGTGGAGCGCCAGATCATGGTGATCCGCGCTGACGTGTCCGCCGGGCTGCCCGAATACACCGGCCGGGCGTTCCCCCGCGTCACGGTCGACAAGATCGGAAAACGCACCTGGGACAAGAAAACCGCCGACGCATTCGACGTGACGTTCGACCGCCTCCTAGACGAATGGTTCGTCAACACCTCAGGGCAGCCGATCACCACCGGGCTATGGCGCTCAGGCAGCGGGTGGGAGGCCTCCGGGGGCACCCCCGCGTTTTCGTCCACGGCTCCCGTCGCAACCGCGGTCACCGGGGCAAAGGCCACGATCGTGGTCGCCGAGCCGACCGACCCCAACCCGCAGGGCGTCACCTACACGGTTCAGCAACAGGTCGGCGGCACAGGGCCGTTCACCAACTCGACGCTGCAGACCGGAACCAACCCTTCCGGCGTAGGAACCGGCACGCTGACGTTCACGGTCACCACTCTTACTCCGACCAGCACCTACAAGTTCCAAATCACCGCGTTGGGCAACAACAACGAGTCATCGGTGTCGCCGGTGTCCAACAGCATCACCGCTACCTCCTAACCACTGACGCAACCGTTCCGCTGGGCGGCCCTCCGGGCTGGGCCGCCCAGCGGGGCTTCAACCTAAGCCCGAAAAAAGCCCGGACAGCCCGAAAGGAACCACCATGCCCGAACCACACGCGGCGGCCGGCCTGACACCGGTGAGCCCCGACGACGCGCTCGAACAACTCGCCGAATACTGGGGATTCGACGGGTCGTTTCCCATCAAAGTGTCGGATGGCGCCGTGTTCTGGGTGCCCACCATGGGCGCTATGGACGATGACCAGCTGGCCCGCTATCAGGAGCTACAGCACAGCCTGCGTGGTTTCGACCACGAAGAGGTCGAGGTCCGAAACCCGATCACCAATGATGTCATCATCAACCCGAAAACCGGTGCCCCGCTGGTTAATAGGGTCATCATTCAGCCGCACCAAAAGGACGGCGTGCTTGTCAAGCCGCCCTATGAGGTGCGGCTTTGTGTTGCGTTATGGGGCAAACAAGGCTACGAACGCTACAAAGCGGGCGGCGGCCGGGCGGCCCTGGTTCCCCTGATCTGGCGGCGGATGGAACGCGAGTTTGACAGGCGGCTCGCTGAGGACCCCAAAAGCGGTCGAGGCGCTGTGGGAGATACGCCGGTTCGCGACTCAGATTGAGTCCGACCTGTCGCGATACCACAGCCGCCGCATAGCGGAGTGGTATCGCGGCGACATGAGCAGCCGCGAACTGCTGGTGCTGCTTCGGTTCATGGACGACCGCGGCGCCTACAAAACAGCGTTGCGGGGCGGCGAGTGGCCAGCCGAGATCCAGATCGCCAAAACCACCGCCAACGAGGTCAGCAAGCTACGCGCCAGTTACCACAACGCCCACGACGACAGCTATGAGCCGGCGTTGTGGCTCTCGCCCGGCGAGATCGCTGAGCAGGCCGCAGAGAACGCGGCCGGCCAAATATTGCAGGCCGACATGTACAGCCAAATGTTTCCCTCTATACGCGAAAGACGGTGATCCGTGGCAATTTATCTCGACTTGTTGTCACGGTTCCACCACCCTTCCGCTGATCAGGCCTCCTCTGAGGCTAAACGGTTCTGGGACAGCGCCGGGCGCGGCGCGGGTGAGGGATTCTCCCGCGCGCTGGGTGAGGGCATGGCCTCCAACAACGCCGAGGTCCGCAAGGCGATCGAGGAATATACGGCGCTTTATCGCAAGTTGGAGGATGCGAGCTCGCGGGTGCGCAGCGAGCAATCCAAATGGGATGACATGCAATCCCGTTCGTCGGTGCGGATTTCGTCGGCGCGCCAAGAGATGGAGCGCCTCAACAACGCGAAACGTGACGAGGCCAACCTGCTAGCCGTCACCACCGCCGGCTACGGCAAGGTTGAGGCGGCGATGCGCCGCGCCCAGGACGCGGCGCGCGGGCCCGGCATAGGCGGGTTCCTCGGCGGGGCCGCCGAGGGTGTCGGCCTGTCGAACGCCCTTACCGGGGTTGCCGGCAAGCTGACCGGGATCGTCGCGATCGGCACCATGATGGGCCAGACCCTGCACGAGGCGTTCGACATTGGTGTCGAAAAAGCTGAGGAATTCGGGGAGAAGATCTTCGAAGTCGGCCAAGAGTGGGACGAGATGGCCAAGAAGATCTCGTTTCAATCCGGCCTGTCCGGCGGCGGTTTGAATCAGATCACCTCCGCGGTCGGGGAGCTGGCCAGAACCACACCTGTCGCGTTGGGCACGATCGGCAGCGCAGCCGCTGACGTGTCCAGGGATCTGCACTTGA